TGTGGACATTGTGTTTTAATTTTTCCGGTTGACTTATTGCCGACGTCAATTCCGAAATCGTGAAATGTTTTCATTTGTTTTTGTTTTCTGTTTTGCTAAATTAAAAATTTATTTTAAATATTGTCAATATTATATATAAAAATTGGAGTTTTTTCACCTACATATGAATTTAAAATATTAAATTCTAAATGCTCAATTGCATCATAATTATTTAAATTATCTTTAATATATAATATTTCGATCATTAAATCAATGTCATAAATTATTCTTTTATCAATGTAATCAATTCCAACAATTGCATTATCAAATCCGTCAATTATTAGTAATTCTTCATCAATAAATGTTTCTTTTAATACATCAATGTTTTTCATAATGTTTAATTTTTAGGTAAATAATAAAATAATTTTGCAATATTTTTTAAATCTTTGTTTTCAATTTGATAATTATTAGTCTTTAAAACGAATGTTGTTCCGTTGGAACGCTGCATTGTTTCGCCTTTTTTTCTGTAAATAGATTTTTTTAACAATTCTTTTTTGCTTAAAAATCCGCATATCGTTAATTCGTTTGTTTTTTTGTTTAATGAGCAAAATATATAAATGTCGCAATCGAATTGTTTTTGATGCGCCACGAAATTATTTACAAAATAGTCTTTGACGTCAACATTGCGTCCCATTGTTTTGACGTCTATTTTTAAACCCTTATAAACAAAATCGAAACCGCCGTCAAATCCATTTTTGAATTCGTGATCCAAACCAAACAAACGTTTGATAATTATTTCGCCAACCAATCCAACGAATTGTTGTTCTTTATTGCCGTTAAATTCAAAACGATTTCCAATGTTATTTTCGTTTAGATATTCCCAAACGTCTGTTTTTAATTTATTTGGAATTATTATTTTTTGATATTTATGAATTTCCATTTAAACAACTTTTTAAAATTTCAATACATAATTCATTAGGAATTTTTGAACGTTCGTAATTGTCCGTCAATCCTTGCGTTCCGGTTCTTGAACCACGCGGCGCGGCTTCGTGATGACATTTTACATTTCCATTAAAACATTCATTTCGCGGTTTCCAACCGTTTGAATTAAATAATGGATTCATAATATTGTTTGACCAGATATTCGTCGGTTTAGCTCGTTTATCGCCATATTTACAATACCAAATTGTTGTGTATTCGTATTGACTTAAAACCGGTAATTTTTTTAATTTTCCGCGCGGATTTTCAATAAACCAAAATTTTGGATTTATTTCGTTTATAATGTCAATAGTTTTTTGCACAATCTCAACGCCTAAAATTGCTTCTTTTGTTTTCGGTGTGTTGTTTTCGTGCCAATGATGACCAATTGACGCAACGCTAAAATAAGTACAAGGCGGTGACGCCCAAATAATATCAGGTTTAAATGGTATTTTTTTAATATCAAAATTTAAAATATTTTCGACATAATCAATATTTACAAAATTGTTGATGTCACTTGAAAAAACATTCATTCCTAATTTTTCAGCAGCTTTACCAATTGAACGTGAACCGGCAAATAATTCTAAAACATTAATTTTCATTTAATATATATTTTTTTAATTCCTGGAATTCGTTGTTGTATTTTTTATAAACCACAATATCCGGAATCACATTCGTTAAAATCATCATCAAAAAGTTTTGTTTGTTTTAAACTGTTTTTTATATCAATGTATTTCATTCCATTTTTAAATTTTCTTTTTTCATTTTCTTGTTTCATAAACCAATTAAATTTGTTTTCGTGTTTTTCACTCATATATTTTAATAAAAGTGGCGTTCTATGAAAACAACCGACGCAATTATTCATATAAGCAAAACGAACGTTTTTATTTTCCCAAAATACCTCAATTTGATCTTTGTATATATTATCTTTAATTAATGGAAAACTAGGTTTTTGCCATTCAATATTTTTCCATTTGTTTTGATTTCCATTTTTAGTTTTGCCAATAATTGTCTTAAATTCTGAATTGCCATTTTTGTTTGTTTTTTCTAACATTGTTTTGGCGCGTCCTTGTTCATTTGCACGAAATCCGATTCGCATTTCAAAAACTTCATTTATTTCTTTACGCCACCAATCAAAAATCGGTTGCAATTTCATTTCTGTTGTGCAAAATCTTTGCGTTACGTTTGGCAAATATTTTTTCCCATTTCTGTTTGTGATTTCGTCAAAAGTTTTTCCAACAACCCAATCAATTTTCGAACCGATAAATTGTTCCAAATCTAACATTGTATAAATTATTTTATCGTCTTCCAACGTACCGATAAATTCGCGTCCTATTTTATCACTAACAATTTGACGCAATTTTTGATCTGGAAACAAACAATTTTTGTCAATTGTTGTCACTAATGCGAAAACGTTATAATCCGCCGGATAATTTGCTGCTATATATGATGACGTTTTGCCACCGCTTAAACTGTTAATTGTTTTCATTTAATATATATTTTTTTAATTCCTGGAATTCGTTTGTCATCATTAAATTTCTAATTTGAAATTCAAATAAATCACCGCCTTTTGTTTTGGCGCCAATTTCTTTTTGTCCATTGGCCGCGCTTGTATAAACAAAAAATTCATTTAACCCTTTTATTTTTTGATATCCTATTGGTTTTTGCGTTGCCTTATGCTGAAGCATAAAACGATCAATGTATTTAATACCGTTTTTGTCGGTATTTCTAAATTTTAGAATTGTTAAAAAATTCTTTTGCCAAAATTCGTCGTTTCTTAAATTTTTCGCCACGTTGTAAATATCGCGTAATTCGTAGCCGTCCAACCTTTGCAATTTATCTAAACATTCCAACCATTTGTTTTTTTGGTTTTCTGTTTTCGGTTTATATTGTATTGGAAATAATTCTACAAAATGCGGAAACGCCTTTAAAATAGTTTCATTGTAAATTGGCGTTTTTGATTTTGTGGGTATTTCTTTTTTTAGTATTTCTTTAGTTATATAGTTAGTATATTTAATATTACTTTGTTGCGGATTTACCGCAGCGGTGAAAACCGCGACGGTTTTTCCGGTTCCGGTTTTTCCGGTTACGGTGGCCTTTGCCTTCTTTGGTTTGTCGCTTAAGTAATAATTATAACCGGCAAATTTTCCGCCGTTTCGTATCTCTTTACGCACTAAAAACCCCGATTTAATCAATTCCTTTAACCTTGAATTAATGGCGTCTTTTCCGTCCTTAAAATGTCCGCAAATAAATTGAACGGTCATTTCTGTTTTTGCTTCGTGTGAAAACAACCAACAATATAAACCGGTCGCAGCCGCTGAAATTCCTTTGTGTCGAAATATAATATTCGGCACGATTGTAAATCGGTCAAATTTCTTTGGTTTGTATATTTTATTGTATTCCATATTGTAAAAAATAACCCTATCAAATCAGCGGTCGAGGTCGCGTCATTAATAGGGTATTTAAAAAATTTTATGCCTCGACGCATTTTTCAAAAGTAAAAAAATTACTTCACAAAATCAAATTATATTTTATATTATCGCAAAAATTCCGCATTTCGTCAAATATTTTTTTCAATTGGTCCAATTCAATTTCGCCGTCCTGGAATTTATACCACAATAATTCAATTAACAAATCAAATTCAACGCGTGTTGATTTACCTACATAATCATAGGTCACCGCCAAATTTTCTGGCGCGCTTTGTGTAAATCTTATTTTTTGGTTTTCTGCATCAAAATAAACAGTTTGATATTTCATTTTATTATAATTTTTAAAGTTCGTTTTTAAAATATTTATCTATTGTTTCAATGCAATCATCAAAAGTATTGTGCCAATTAACCGCCCAATTGCAATTCTCGAGCCATTTAAGCCACTTTTTTTGGTTTGGTGTGGGTTTGTTATACTTATACTTTAATTCGAGCGCTAAACCGCTTCTATTTGCGTTTGGCGTAAAAATCAATAAATCCGGAATTCCAGGCTTTGCGCCCAAATATTTCATTTTATATTGTTCAAATGGCGTTCTTTTGCCTTCATTCATAGGGTGCGTAAATATCGCATCAGGATATTGCATTTGAATATAATTAATGACGGCGCGTTGCATTAAGTCCTCACCTTTTAAATATTTTTGAAATGGATTTATTTTTGCCATTAAATTGCGTTGTCTAATTTTTCTATAATATTACGAATTTCCGCTTTTTCAAATACGCCATTTAATTCGTGTTTGTATGTTTTTAAAATCAATTCGTAATGATCCTTTTTAACTTCTTTTATTTTTATATTTATTTGCATTTTATGCTCTTTTTAATTCTTTAATTTCTTTTTTTAAAATGTCGTTTTCAATTAGCATTGAATTATATTTATATAATAATGATTCCGCCGACATTTCGTTTTTTCTGTAACCGTTTAAAACAATTCTTTTAAAAGATTCAAAATCCGCTTTAAAAAATTCGTCAAATCTTAACCAATCATTAAAGTTTTTTAATGAATATAAAACCGAAGCATGATCGCGACCAACTGAATCGCCTATTTTAGCCAATGAGCTTTTTGTTGTATGCCTTGCAATCCAATAAAACGCAGCGCGCGCCATAACAATTTCACGCGAACGGCTATTTTCTGTAATATCACAATTGAAATGTCTATTTACTTTTTTTATTAATTTTTCAAATTCCATTTTCTTTTTTTTATAAAATTAAACTTCCGTCTTCGCCGAATTCATTCCAAATATAACCAGAAACAATACCGGTATCGCAATAAATTTTCCAATCGTCAAAGGCACGTTTATAGGCTTTGCGGCCTTGCTCAATCATTTCGTCGCTTAATGTGTAAACCTCAACCGAAAATGGATAATTTGTTTCGACCGCTATAAACTTAAACGTATCAACGCCGCAAATGTCCATATAAAAAGCCGCTTGTAAATGATAACCGTATTTGTAAACGTCACGACGAAACGCAATCGGCGCATTATCTTGGCACGTTTTAACGTCCGAAATAAACCCTTCAACGCGGTTTAAACAATCAGGGCGGACGCGAACGTCTAAACCTTCTAATTTGCTATAATGCGACAACTCAATTTCGCCTTTACAATACTTTTGCGCTAAATCGTGATTTCTAAAATTATCTAAAATCTTTGTAATTTTTTGGTGATCGTCAAACGCAACCAATTTTTTGCCTTCAGATTTTTTTTGCTCAATCTCAAATTGTTCTTTGCCGGCTTTTGTTCGGCGGTCAATTTTTGGCATAACGTGAAAATCTTTGTAGTATAATTCAGGTTCTAACATTGCGCAATGAACGGCCGTTCCCAATGCCATTGCCGACGATTCAAACGGTTTTTTATTTAAAAAATGATAAACCGATTTTTTATGTATTGCTTTTAAACCTGAAGCGCTTATTCCTGGCGACGAATGGTATTTTTCATTACTGTCAAATTGTACTTTCATTTTGTCAATTGTTTAACATCGACGTTTCGGTCAATTAGATAGTATTCATTAATTTCTGAAATTGTCATTTCTAATTTGTTAATTTTCTTTTGCATCGCTTCAATTCTTAAATGCAAAAATTCTAATGTGTGTTCCATTTGTTTTTTGTTAATTGTTAATAAAAACCAAAATTAAAAATATATTTTCTATTTTCCAAATAATAACAAAAAAAAACGGCTTTATTTCTAAAACCGCTTTTAATTTGTTTGTCATTTAATTAGTTAAAATGGCAAATCGTCGCTCGCTTGTGCCGTTTCAACGGCTTCAGGTTTAACGTATGGATCGGATAATTTAAGACTAAAAAATTTACCTTTTGCGCCTTCTTTAATCCACGCGGCAATTTGTTGGTCTTTGCCGTCCTGAAGTTTTATCGAACCTGAATAATCAGGTTGATTCTCATTTGTTTTGTTGGTGTTTTTGAATAAACTACCATTTCCCATTTTGTGTTCGTAACTCATTTTTTATTTATTTTAAATTAAACTTATTTACTATTTGCTCTCTATATTCTTTTTTAATTTTAAAGCCTGTTAATACTTTTTGCGCTTGTTCTTTTGTCGCTTTTAATGTGGCGTTAAATTGCGCTTCGGTCAACCATTTGCGATTGTCAATTGGCGCCGTAGTTTGATTTTTAACGGCGTTTTGTACTTCATTAGCTGAAGCAATTGAAGTGTCGATTCCAATACCTAAATACCCCAACGCGCGGCCCAATGCGGACGTAAAACCATTTTCAACAAACGATGTTTTGTTTATATACGACGAATCGCGATATTCTTGTGAATGTGCCGAAGCCATTTCAACGCCTTTTGAATCACAAATTGTAACTTTAAAAACGCCTTCCTTTTCGTCAATGTGGACCAATTGTTCGCATATTTGCCAACCTTTGTATATTGGTTCGGTTCTAAAATGTTTTAATCTCTCGTTTACTGTAATGTAGTCTTTTCCTTTAATGTTGATTGTTTTCATTGTTTTACTATTTTGTTAATGATTATAATTCCTATTAAATTAAAATTGACGTTTTCTAAAATTAGTATTTCGCCAATTGTAAATGATTCAGGATTTTGAAGTCTTGATTTTAACGTCGGCATTGTGCAATTTATTAATTCGCAAACGTCGTATCGTTTTAAATTAAGGCGCTTTAATTCCGCCTTGAAGTGTGTTTCAAACATTGTTTTTTCTGTTTTAATGAATGGCAAAAGTAAAAAATAATTTTCAAATAAAAAAATATTTGCAAAAAAAACCGCCGCAATTCATAAGAAAATACGACGGCCGACAAACAAAATAAATGTCGTCTTTAGTTTTTTACTATCTCATCAACATCAATATCGTTGTCATTGTTCGGCGTATGTGAAACCACATTGAATTCGCCAGATTTTATTTTATATGTCATACCGTCAATAATTGTCGGTTCTAAATCTTCCAATACATTAATATAATTAAACCAAACTTTATTGACTAAACCTAAAGGCGTTGGATTTTTAATTCTAAACGTTCCGTTGTATCGTGTGCAAAATTCCCTAAAATCATTCATTATTGATTGATTAGTTAAATTGCTAATTGTTTTATAATCTGTATCACCCTGATCAATATATCTGTCGCGGCTTCGATACCAATTTTGAAGCGATCCAATTCCCGGCGCTAAAATTGTTTCTATTTTTTTATTTGAACTGTATAAATTTGTATCGGTTCTTTCAGCAATAATATTTGTTGAATCTGGTTTGTTTGTTGAATTTAACGAGCCAAATTGTGAACTTTCTTGCGAAAAAGAAACGTTATCAAAATAAGTTTTTAGGTATCCTGTTTGTGATTGGACCGGTTGCGTGTTAAATATTCTTATTTGTAGTTTTCGCCTATCACTAGCGCCGCCGAAACCGTCATCAAAAGGATTTGTTAATGATTTTGATACTTTTATAAATTGATTATTTGTTAAGTTTTCAATTTCATTTATTACAGATTGTGATTGCCATTGATTTGATTCTGAATTAAAATAAAGATCTGGCGCGGTTGATATGCCTTCCGAAAATATTTCAAATCTTATATACATTCCTACATTTGAAATTGTAGTTTCAACATAAAAAGATAA